TGGTGGAATCACTTCATCCGACACATCTTTTGTAGCCAATGAAACAAATCAAATTGGTCGTGGAATTATAGAAATTGGCGATGAATTACTTTATGTAGATAAAGTAGATAACGCCACAAAAACTGTAACTATAGCTCCATGGGGTAGAGGATTCCGTGGTACCACAGCAGCATCTGCCGCTAATAGTGCCAAAGTAATTGTTGCACCTATTTATCCTAGAACTCTAGTTAAACAAACAATTAATGACACAATTCAAGCTTCTTACCCAGAACTATTTGCAGTAGGAACACACACTTTCTCCTTTAACTCTGCTGTAACTACCTACTCTCTTCCTGCTGCTATGGAATATGTTCTTGATGTAAAATGGCAGACCATTGGATCAACTAAAGAATGGCTAAATGTAAGAAGATATAACACAGATAAAGTAGCCAACACAACATCATTTCCTAATGGTAAAACTATTAACATATTTGATTCTATTGATCCGGGTAGAACCGTTCAAATTACTTTTGCCAAAGCACCTACCATATTGACATCAGATAGTGATGTATATGAAACTGTTACTGGTTTCCCATCAAGTTCTGTTGATGCAATTATGTATGGAACCATAGCTCGTCTGCTTATGAATAGCGATGCAGCAAAGATTCCATTCCAAAGCGTAGAAGCGGATATGCTCGACCAGTCGAAGCCGGTCGGCTCAGGTGCTTCTACAGCTCGTTTCTATCTTGGTCTGTATACGCAGCGACTCCAACAAGAAGCTGCATCACTCCGAGATCTATACCCTCCCCGACTCCACTATAAGAGGTAACGAATGGCACAGAACAGACACTATTCATCCACAGCAAAACAGGCTTCACTATCTTCTTCTATAAGTAGTGTTGCCACAAATATTACTTTAGATTTGGTGACTGGTTTTCCTACCAGCTATCCATATTCTTTGGTCATTGATCCAGATACCAATAAAGAAGAGATTGTTAAAGTAACGGCTAGTGGTGGCGGAACAAGTCTCACCGTTGTTCGTGGTGATGATAATACAACGAATGTAACCCATTCAGCCGGTGCCACGGTTAGACATGTTGTATCTGCTCAAGACTTTACAGACTTCTCAGCTCACCTTGGATCAACAGCAAGCCCAACAACTACAGGTGTTCATGGTGTATCTGGAACTATTGTCGGAACTACAGATACTCAGACTCTAAGTGCCAAGACTCTTACTGCACCAAAGTTTGTTAATGGTGGCTTCATTGCTGATGATAGTGGTAATGAACAGATTGTATTTAATAAGACAACATCTGCGGTCAATGAGTTCACAGTAACTAACGCTGCTACTGGTAATAACCCAAGCCTTGCAGCTACTGGTGGAGATACTAATATCTCAGTTAATATTGTTCCTAAAGGATCAGGAACAGTTCAAGCTGCTGGCGTTGATTTAACTACAATTAGTGGATCTCAAACCTTAACTAATAAAACCATTAGTCTTGGATCTAATACTGTTACAGGAACCAAGGCTCAGTTCAACTCTGCTATGTCAGATGCAGACTTTGCTACTCTTGCTGGATCAGAGACTCTAACTGGTAAGACAATAAATCTTACAGATAACACCCTTTCAGGTACTGTAGCTCAGTTTAATACAGCCCTATCTGATGACAATTTCGTAACCCTTACAGGTGGTGAGACTCTTACAAACAAGACAATCACAAGTCCTATTGTTACAGGTCTAACCCTAAATGATTCAAGTATCGTATTTGAAGGATCTTCTGCTGATACTAATGAGACTACTCTTACAGTCACAAATCCTACAGCCGATAGAACTATTACCTTCCCAGATGCTACTGGTACCGTAACTCTTGATGGAGTTGCTTCTACTCTTACATCTAAAACCATCACAAGCGGAACCTTGGGTTCTGATCTTGCTGCTGGTGGATTTAAGGTAACTGGTCTTGCTACTCCTTCTGCTAACACAGATGCAGCAACCAAAGCTTATGTAGATACTCAAGTATCAAACCTTGTCGATGCAGCTCCGGGTGCTTTAGATACTCTTAATGAGCTTGCTGCTGCTATCAATGATGATGCAAGCTTCTCAACCACAGTAACCAACAGTATTGCTACCAAGGTTTCTAAAGCCGGCGATTCAATGACCGGTGCTTTGTCAATGGGTAATAACAAGGTTACTGATCTTGGAACACCTACCGCATCTAGCGATGCAGTTAATAAGTCATACATTGATACTCTGTTTGGATCTACTTCATCTGCTGCAACCTCTGCAACTTCAGCAGCTAACTCAGCTTCAGCAGCAGCAACATCTGCTACCTCTGCTTCCACATCAGCTTCTTCTGCTTCTACAAGTGCATCTTCAGCACAAACTTCTGCAACATCTGCTGCTAACTCGGCATCGGCTGCTGCTGCCTCATATGACTCCTTCGATGATCGATACCTTGGTGCTAAGTCAACTGCACCAGCTTTAGATAACGATGGAGATGCCCTCATTGTCGGTGCAACCTATTGGAATACACCACTATCAACCATGTATGCATGGAGTGGTAGTGCTTGGATTGCAATATCTGCAACATCTGCTGTGGCATCAGTTGCCGGTACAGCAAACAGAATAACCTCAACCGGTGGATCAACACCTATCATTGACATTGCTTCGGCATATGATGATGAAAGAATTGTTGTTGATCTAATGGATATCTACTAAGAAAGAAAGGTAACAGTAACTCATGGCTGTAACTTCAAAAGTGTTGGCTAGAACAGCAGCAGCTACTTCTAGTACAACCCTCTATACATCACCAAATACAAGCACGACTGCGGTAGTAACCAACATCGTGTTAGCTAATGCAGCAACTTCAGCATCAACTGCAACCATTGCCCTTGATGGTGTAGTAGCTGTTCCGGCAGTTAGCCTTGCCGCCAACTCTGTAGTTGGCTTTGACATGAAGCAGGTTATACCTGCTGCTAACCCAGCAAAGACTATTACAGGTTTTGCTTCAACTACTGCTGTAACGATCCATATTAGCGGAGTGGAGATTAACTAATGGCATTTAATCAATTTCCTCAAAAGGGTGGCATACCAAGCGGATCAACTGCTCAACGCCCAGCAAACCCAGTAATTGGTGATACATATTATGATGGAACCTTAGGGTTTCTTTTTATTTTTGATGGAACACAGTTTATACCCTGCTCAGCACCTGCCGCTCAACCAACTATTGTAGTTACAGATGTTGGAACTAATATTGCCTATGGAACCGTTCAGGCTAGTGTTGCATTTACCGAAGGTAATACTGGTGGTAAGGCTGCTGGTTTTACTGCTATACAAGGTAGCACAACTGGAACATCAACATCAAGTCCTATTGTGTTAACAATTACTGGAAATCCAAATTCATATTCTTTTACTGGAACAGCGTATAATGGTTTTGGAACAAGCCCTCAAGCGGTATCTGTTTCTCAAACATTAACATCGCTTCCACAAGCTCCAACCATTGGAACAGCAACTTTAAGCGTACAAGATGTAACTGTTACTTGGACTCTTAATGCAACTGGCGGTAAAAATCTTTCAGCAATTACTATTACCCCATACCTTAATGGAACTACTGCACAAACATCAAGAACGGCAGCAACAACAAGTTCTACTTCGTATACATTTACTGGAGCAAGTGCATTAACTCCAGGTTCTGCTTATACATTTAAGGTAAAAACAACTAACGCTAATGGAAATTCTTTAGAATCAACTGCTACTAATTCAGTAACTGTTCCTGTGATAAACACATATACCAATATAGAATATCTTGTTCTTGCAGGTGGTGGTGGAGGAGGCTCCAATGGAAACACTACTGGCGGTGGCGGAGGAGGAGCAGGTGGGTATTTAACTGCATCAAATCTCACCGTTACAGACATAGGTGCATATACAGTAACCGTTGGTAGCGGTGGAACTGGTCGCCAACAATCAACTGGTTCACCAAGTTCTGGAAATAAAGGTGGAAACTCAAGTATATCTAGAAGTGATATTACCGCTATAACTGCTATTGGTGGTGGTGGTGGGTTAAGTAACCAATCTGGAGGAACTCTTGCAGATGCTAATGGCGGTTCTGGTGGAGGCGATAACTACGCTAATACTGCTGGAACTGGAACTGCTGGTCAAGGGAACGATGGTGGTGATGCAGATACTGGTGGTGCTAATGGATTTATCAGTGGTGGTGGAGGAAGTTTTGCTGAAGTTGGAAAGTCAAATACTCAAGGCGGTCATGGAGGTACTTCAACTGCAAATTCTATAACTGGTACATCTGTTGCTTACGCTGCTGGTGGAGGTGCTGGATGTAGAAATAATGGTACAGCAGGAAGCGGTGGCGGTGGAATTGGTGGTAATGGTACAGCAGGAAGCGGCAATGGAAATAATGCATCGCCTGCAAATCGTGGCTCTGGTGGCGGGGGCGGTGGCGGAGATGGAAGTAATCCGCAATTTATTGGTGGAACAGGAAGTGATGGAGTAGTTGTTATTGCCTATAGTAATACATACCCAGCATTAACTGTTGGTGCTGGACTTACTTATACCCAACCAACTCGCTCTGGTTATAGAGTGTATCAATTCACAGCAGGAACAGGAACGGTAACTTGGTGATGACAACATATTACGCTTTAATAAATAAAGAAAATAATAAAGTAGAACAAATTATTCCCGGTGTTGATGTAGATATAATTCAAACAGACATTGATGGAAAAAAAGTTGGCGGAAGTGCTAAAGCATGGGAAAAATTTTATGAATCACGCCCATGGTTTGAAGGTATGTATTGCAAAATAACTTCTCATGACCCTAGTGAAAGAAAAAATTGTGCTGGAATTGGTTATACTTATGACCAAATCTTTGATGCTTTTATTTCACCATCTCCATTTCCTTCATGGAAACTAAACTACGAAACATTTTTATGGGAACCACCAGTTGCTAAACCTGAAGATATTGAAGGTTTTATTTGGAAATGGTCTGAAATAAATAAAGAGTGGGTTCAGGTAGCAATACCTTCTGCTTAAAAAAAAACACCTGAGCATGTGTTTAAACTGCTTACAAAATATTTTTTAGACAAAATAAAGAATATAAGTAAAAACTCCCAACTAACTTTTCATTCCCAAGGAGACAAGCGTGGTTTTCAAAAAATCTAAGTCGCCAGATATTACGGAGACAACCCCTTACGACCTTACTGGTCGTAGCTCTGAGTACTACGATCTTGAGACCTATGCTTTTGATGTTGCCCTTGGTGGTTTGCCATTCCTTTACAACATCACAGATACGATTCCATACCGCAGATCTACTGCCCGATGGAAATATGAGCGTATTGACCAAGCTCGTGAACCGGGTGAACAGACTCTTGACTCAGGTCTATGGGTTAGATCTCAGACATCATGGCACCTTGGTGCAGGGATCCAGTTCCAAGAAGCTCTCGAGGGTAATCCTGATCTTCTTCGTTTCAGATATTTTGAATCAACAGGTATTGATCCTTGGACTATAGGTGAACTTTCTCTTCTTAAAGACACCTCTAAAATCTACAATGTTACAAGCACTTCTGCTACCGCAAAGACTATAGCCTTATCAGCAAGTTATGGTGGCACAGATTATGTCCTTGCTATTAACACAGAGGCAACTGCTGCATCCACAACTGCGGTTCGAGTATCCCGTGTTACCTCAGCCGGTACTGCCACAACACTTGTTACCGGTGCAACGATTTCTAAAAAGATTCTTGCTGCTGAAACAGATGGAACAGAACTTTATTTAGCTACCGAAGATTATATCTACCATGGAGACTTTACTGGTGGATCACTTAGCCTTCACCAACATTACCAAATCAATACAGCTAACGCTGTTAATGTAGTTCTTAAGTTTGTTAAGAATCGTATTGTAGCTGGCATTAGTTATGTTGCAGGAACTACACCTCATGCTGCTGTATATTCATTACCATTTAGCGAAAGCCATTCAAGTACACATAACATTGGTTCTATTACGCCTATAACAAATACAACCACAGTACCTATTGGATGGACTTGGTCAGATATTGCAGAGGGTCGTGGAGCTATCTACCTCTCTGGTTATGCCGGTGATAAATCTGCAATCTTTAAGGTGCAGCCTGATGCTGCTACCGGTGCTTTAGGAGCTGCCATCTCTGTAGCGGATATACCTCGTGGTGAAACTGTTCGTTCATTGTTTGGATATCTTGGAACTTTTCTTGCCATTGGAACATCTCGTGGTGTTCGTATTGCTGCTATTGCAGATGATGCAACCATTGTTTATGGCCCTATAATTTTTGAGACCAGTAGTCCAGTCCTTTGCTTTGCAGCTCGTGACTCATACATATGGGCAGGTGTTAAAAGCGGAATTGATGGATCATCTGGAGCATACAGGATCTATCTTGGACAACTTTTAGATGATGGTGGATATCCATATGCAACCGATGTGCAAGCAGTATCAACGACAGGAGCAGTTGACTCTATAGGCTTCTTTCCAACAACCGGTCAATTATTCTTTTCTGTTACTGCAAGCGGTATCTGGTTAGAACACTTAACTAATTTGGTTGCTGAAGGAACTATCACAACCGCTATTGTTAACTGGGGTACTCTCGAAAAGAAATCTTGGAAGCGTGTTAGGGTTGAAACAGGAACCCTTGAAGGTGATATTGAAGTTTATACTGAATCTCTTGAGGGTAGAACTCAGGTAGTTACTTTAGTTGAAGGAAACTCATATAACACAGATTATGATATTACTTCAGGGTTTCAACAGACACAGGTAAATGGTCAACTTAGATTTGTTCTCTATAGAAAATCTACTGACAGCACTAAGGGTGCTGTATTAAATGGCTATGCCATTAAGGCTATACCTTCACCCACTAGATCTAGATTACTTCAAATGCCTCTAATGTGTTATGACTTTGAAACAGATAGAAGAGGTGTTCGTTTCGGAACAGAAGGCGGAGCTAGATTAAGGCTATCCGATTTGGAACAACTTGAGACTGAAGGAGCAACAGTTCTCGTGCAGGATTTCACCTCTGGTGAAAACTTCGATGCTGTCATCGAAGAAATTTCATTCACTCGCATGACCCCACCAAGTAGCAATAGCGATAACTTCGGAGGGATCATCACTATCACTATGAGAACGGTTGTATAATGAACTACCTTGACTGGGTTAGTTAAACATTACTTAGCAGAACTTAAGCCGAACGGTGGAACAAGTTTGCGTGATGAGGTCAATAGACTATCTTCAAAACTAGACAGATTGTATGAGATATTAATACAGAAGTGAGCTATCCAAATTGGTTTGCTTCTTACGCCATTGCGTATTTCGATAAACATCTAGCAAGATTCAAAGACAAACAAGATCTACGATTCTTACAAGTCGGTGCCTTTACAGGTGATGCCAGCTTATGGCTGATCCAAAACATCCTGACCCAGAAGAGTTCAGTCCTTGTTGATGTGGATACTTGGCAGGGATCTGATGAAGAAGCTCATCATAAAATGGATTTTCTTGATGTCGAAAAGACCTACGACTGGAAGCTTAAAGATTACCCACGAGTAATAAAGGTCAAGTCAACCAGCCTAGAGTTCTATGCTCGGCTGCCCAAGGATGAGATCTATGATTTCATCTATATCGATGGAGACCATACAGCCCAAGGGGTCTGGCAGGATGCCAGCCTTGGCTGGAAAGCCCTTAGAAAGGGCGGAATCATGGCCTTTGATGATTACCTATGGGGGGATGGATTACCCTTTGAAAAGCGACCACAGCCAGCTATAGACCTATTTCTGACCCTTCTTAAGGAAGAGATCGAACTACTAGATACAGGATCCCAAGTATGGATAAGGAAGCTATAAATGAAACCTGTTGCCAAGAGAGCCACACCTGCTGCCCTTGCTGTTCTGCGACAAGCAACCAAACTTTTTCCGAAACGCAACAAGGCCAGCGATGGGCTCCTGCCTTCTGCTGCCCACCTAAAAGCCAGCCCTAATTCTGATCACAATACAGGACACGCAGTCGATTTAACCCATGACCCAAAGTCTGGGATAGACTGTCATGAACTGTTTCAGAAGTTTAAGGATGACAAAAGGGTTGCCTACTTAATCTTCGATAGCAAGATCTGGACTCGTGCCAGAGCAAGTGAGGGAGACCGCCGGTATACCGGATCAAACCCACACTCAAAACATATGCACATCTCCATCGATCCAAAGCATGAGAACGATAAAAGCTCTTGGTTCCCTTGGACAAAAAAGAAAGTGTTCTCTTCTCCAGATGCTGTCATTCAAAGTCTGAAGAATCGGAACCCACAGAAATGTGAAGTACCAAGTCCAAAGGAGGACTAAATGGAAAAGATCAAATCATTAATTCATCGTCACCCTGCTAGAGTTGCAGCGTTTGTATCTTCAGCAGTTGCTTTAATCGTTACTTTAATATCACCAGATATTCCAGCAGAGCAAGCAGTTATCTTTGTCTTGTCTGCATTGGGTCTAGGTGAGTATGCACAGCGTGTAGAAAACGATAAGACAGATGCAGCTCTCTGGACAGATCCAGAGGATATTGACGAAGAGTAATAACTCTTACAAGAAATGGGGCCACCTTCGGGTGGCCCTCTTTTTTTATGCCCAAAAACTACACCGGTAGAAGAGCTTTAAGAAATGCCCCCCTACCCCCCATAAAAAACTTATGGTTGGTCAGGTGCTACACCGTATAGTGTCGCCTTGAAGTTTCTGCCCCACCTCTTTCGAGGTAGGCCAACAATATCACGACACGCCGAAATCCCACAATTTGTCATACCCTTGTGTCACACTTATTCCATGACAGAAAAGCTGATTGAGGTAAACAACATCTATGCACAGATGGCTGAGTTATCTGATTCCTCACTCCGCCCTCATCCATGGGTAATGGGGTTTTCTTATGGCAGAGATGGTGGTATATCTATCTGGTGGGATCATGCATATGAATCCAGCCAGTACCTATTGGGCAAGCTAGATCTTGTTGATTGGTTCCATGAAGGGTTCTTCATTGCTGATCGCATGGTTCAACTTGTTCCATTACCAGAAGAAAAGAATCTAATTCTTCCGGGAATAATGATCGTATGGCGACCAGTCGATGGAGAAGCGAAGATCTCTAAGTTGGTAGAGGATTACATTAAGGGATATCAAAATGTTACTTAAAGATTTTTACATTGATAAGTTTTGCAAGAAGCTTTTAGAAGCAGAACCACTACCTGATACTGAATACAAACAAGGTTTAGTTGATGGACTTGAATACGCAATAACAGTTCTACAAAAGGAAAGGTCACAAGATGGGCAAGCCCAAGAAAGGCAG